TGATAATGAAGTCATTTGCAAACTTATAAATCAGAATATAGAGCTAGTTACTCAAAACCAAGAGTTCAAGCAAATGATGATGGAGCAAAATAAACAAAACGCAGAACTGCAAAAACAACTTCTGGACCTAGCAAAGGAGACCAAAGTTACAAATATAAATAACACAAACAACACAAACAACAAGTTCAATATGAATTTCTTTCTCAATGAAAAATGCAAAGATGCCTTGAACATAATGGATTTTGTTAGTTCTCTCCAACTACAATTGCAGGACTTGGAGAAAACTGCGGAATTAGGATATGTGAATGGGATTTCGAGGATTTTCATTAATGGTCTGAAACAATTAGATGTGTACAAGCGTCCCATACATTGTAGCGACGCTAAGAGAGAAACTCTCTATGTAAAAGATAACGATTCTTGGGAAAAAGAAGATACTGACAAAAAGAAGATTACAAGAGCCATTAAACATATTTCTATACGCAATGCGAAGCAGGTTGGTGCTTGGACGAAGGAAAATGAGGGTTACAACATATCATCAAATAAAAAAAGTGACAAGTATTTGAAAATTGTATCGGAAGCCAATGGTGGAGAGCCCGAAGAATTAAATAAAATAATTAAAAACATCTCAACCAATGTTCTTATAAATAAAGATGAAATTTAGTCAAAAATAAATTGGTTTAAACAAACTAATATAAATGTTTCTACTTATTATAATAATGGCGCAAAAGAAGGTTATTAGTGTTTTTGAGAACAGGCAGGAGTTTTTGAAGTTACTAGAAGTCAACCCTGGCCTAGTTGTTCTTAAGTTGGGCGCAACGTGGTGCGGGCCTTGTAAGCAAATTGCGCACATTGTTCATGGGTTCTTTGCTACATCGCCCAACGACGTCGTTTGCGCAGATATTGATGTAGATGAGAGTTTTGATTTATATGCATATTTTAAGAGTAAAAAAATGGTGAATGGAATTCCTGTAATGCTTTGCTATAAGAAGGGTAATGTAACATTCATTCCAGATGATAGCGTTACTGGAGCCGACCCTGGTGCACTAGACGCATTTTTCAAGCGATGTGGGGCACATTTGAACCACGTTCGAGCCACAAACCCTAACCCTAAGACTATAATGTAATAAAAAGACAAATCATACTTAAAGCGATGCCTTTCAATATAATTTATGGATTATATTGAAAAAAAATCCACAGAAGATATGCTTAACATTATTATAAATATAGAAAAATATTTACTGGACGATGACTATGGAAATGCATTTCTTATGTTTTTACACCTTTTCTCATTTAAACCGCCCAATTTAAATATTTTTTTGAATAAGCCACGTATCTCCATCACCTGTAAAAAATAATGTATAATTAAAATATTTACAAAATAAATCTACATCATATTTAACCGCAGGAAACCCATGATAATCATCTCCAAATAGTATTCCTTTATTTTTTAAAATATCATGATATAACATTAATTCCATAAAAGTTTCTCCCGCTTCGTGTGCTGAATCTACATATACAAAATCAATTTCATAATTAAGAACCTTTAACATTCTTGCTCCAACAATAGAACTAACTCTTAATGGAATAACTGTATCAGTTAAATTATTGTTCATTATATTTAAAATAAAATAATCGTATATTTTAGGATTTCCATCTTCTTTATTCATAGTTCTATGAAATTCATCCATCAACCACATATTTATATCGCCACACCATGTATCAACACACATTAAAACACCATTAGCAGATTTTACCATATTTCCTAATATAATAGCACTTGAACCAATAAAACTACCAACCTCAACTCCAAAAGTAGGAACATACCCCAATTTATCAATTATAGCATTTGTAGTTTTATTTGAAATGTGCGCAGGATAATACATTGGTTCATTGATTTGCTGTGGAATTTTATAATTCACATATATATTATTACATCTAAATAATGTATTTGATATTTCTAAATAAGTTGGTTTTTTGTTTTCAAAATTATTTTTAAAAATTGTACTTTTTAATTGGTAATCTGCATCCGTTTTTGAACTAAACCATCTTAAAAAAGTTTCATTATTTAAAATTTTTTCCATATATAAATACTTTTCATCTTTATTTTATGATAATAACGCAAAATGGGCGTTTTAAATGAGAAAAGGTGTAATACAAAGTGAAAGAATGAATTCTTTAGATAGAGAACAATTAATTAAACACTTCAATAAATATTTTAGAACAAAATTTGCTGTAAAAAAATAGTGGGGGATCTTACTTCATTAAACGTTAAAAGAATTACTGAATATTCTTATACTTGGCGATGGCAGCAAGAAGGTCTGCTTTTGCTATGTGAGGCTGACATTCAAGAACATCGTCAATGCATATGTCGTCATCGTAGTCGTCGCTTACGCATTCGCAAGACGATTTTTTCAATACATATTTAGCGCAAAACTCGGGAGTAAGTGTTTGGTACATCATAAGTGTAACTTTTGATAGATGCGAAATGTTGTCCTCAAGAGTTTTAATGTCATATTCCTTTACTTTAAGGTTAATGTTATGCACGATCTTACCAGACATATTGCGTTATTTTTGATTTTAAATAACGTAATATTTAAGTTTCAATTTTTTTAATGTTGCTATATTATAAGCAAAATGGAAGAATCTAAATTTGTTCTTTTTGGATGTTGGAATTCACGACTATGTGGAGACAATGATAACTCTGTGTCTATTGTTACAAGAGCATTGCGCGATTATGCGCCAAGTCATGGAGTTCAATATTTAATAGTTGCAGGGGATAACTACTACCCAATAAAGAATAAAAAAATTAAAGACGATGTTAAACGCAAAGTAATTAACAAAACTCTTTTAGAATCTGGCTTCAGATGCCTACCTGAAATGCCAACGTATTTATTATGGGGAAATCACGACTTGGATAACTCTGATAAACTACTCGTTTATAATAGAGAACCATCTCTTCCAAATGAACCCTTTGACGAAACCATTGTAAACATATCCGATCCTACTCTTTTGGATGCACAGGCAAAACCATGTACTATATTAGATTTAGAGCTCGATTATGTAAGAACAAAACCAAACATTATGATTCCTGGAAATAACTTAGTTTTAACAAAGTATGACGAAGGAACTAATACTTTTATTATTATGTTGGACACGACAATGTATGAAATAGGTAAAAAAGATAAGAATCAGGTTACTGAATGTTATGGAAAGTTTTTGGGAATGCCAGGTATAAGTTTACAAGGCGTTAAAAATATACAAGAAGCTGAAATTACTAGAATTGTTATGGATATGATAATTCCTAATGAAAGAATAGAAAATTTGATTATAGTTGGCCATCATCCGCTATTTTCTGTAAAGCGAAAAGAAGAAAAGGATGGGGGCAAAGACATAATTGATGGTATGCCCGGTATATACGATGTTCTTTACAATAAAATAAATTTACCACTTAGAAATGCTGAAAAATACTTGCAATATTTTTACCTATGCGCAGATTTGCATAGTTACCAAATGGGAACATTATACATTAAACCAGGACCAGGACAAGGTTCAGGAAACATGGTAATAACGCAATATATTACTGGAACTGGTGGAACCAAGCTTGACCCTATATTGCAACACAATGGTCTTAGAACGGAATTTTTTACGGATGACAAGGGCCAAGTTTTAGCTACATACAAAATGGAAACAAATAGAAAAACGCATGGTTTTCTAGAATGTTCAATAAAGCGAGCCGGACCACCATTATTTAACTTTATTCCTGTGGCAACACCAGAATCAATGCCTAGCGCTGGCGGAGCTAGACGTAGAAAAAGACGCAATTCTACCAAGAAACGAAAAAATAGCAAGCACTCAAGAAAAAATAGACTTACGCGCAAAGTAAAGCAAAAAAAATAAAAAACAAACTATTAGATATTATTTAAAATACTTATACTTAAATAATTTCCTAGTTATGATTAAATGGCGAAACCAAAAACCAATTCTGATTTAGATTTAGATATAGACAACTATGACTTAGAAGACATACTACATCTTTTTAAATTAGAAATAGACTTTGACGAAAATGACCTTAAAGGTGCGAAACGCATTGTTTTACAAACCCATCCCGATAAATCTCAACTTCCGGCAAAATATTTCATTTTCTATTCGAAAGCATATAAGGTTCTATTTAACATTCACGAGTTTAGGAATAAATCTGGTAATAAAAAAGAAGAGGAAACCTATAGCGCATTATCGAATGAAGATAAGAATCGAGTTCTAGGTTCATTTTTTGAGAAAAATAAAAAGTTAAAGGATTCGAATAAGTTCAATGCTTGGTTTAACGAGCAATTTGAGAAAAATAAATTAGCTGCAGAAAGTGAAGAATTTGGCTATGGTGACTGGCTACAATCTGACGCCGACGTCGAAAAAGAGAAAATAATTTCTTTATCAGAAATGGCGACAGAATTTGATAAAAAGAAGAGGCAAGTCAGAGCACTAGTAGTTCATAAAGACATCCATGAAACACAGGCAAATAACTTGGGTGCGTCAAATTTGAGTGGAAGTGCACCCGAAGAATATAGCTCCGACTTGTTTAGTAACTTATCATATCAAGACTTGAAACGGGCGCACACAGAATCAGTCATACCCGTAACTGATGAAGACTATCACAATACACGCAAATTCAATAATGTAAACGAATATATGAGTTATAGAGGCACACAAGATACAAAACCCTTATCAGAAGCTCAAGCGCTAGAATACTTCAAAAATAAGTCTAGAATTGATGATAGCGAAGCATCGAAACGGGCGTATGAATTAGCGAAAGGTGTAGAGGAAGCAAAAAAGAAAAATCAAAACTTTTGGGGGAATATTATGAAATTAACCAACAACTAATTAAGCTTTCTTAGTTTTTCTTCTAGAGCCATGCGCCTTCTCATTATAGGCCATGGCTCATATTTTTCTTGAAATTTTTCATATGCTTTTTCATACGCATTATTATCTTCTAATAAATTATTATTTTCAAGTTCTTTGTATTCAATTGAATCACCAAAAGCCTGATCCATTTGTTCCCAATACGGATCATATGGATTATCATCAACATACTTATCGCAAGTTTCGCAACATCCTACATCCTCAACATCTTTGTAGTCGCCTACATAATTTTTACAATTGGGCAAGCCACCGCTACACTTTTTTCTTCGTATTGTTTTGGTTTTTGGATTTGGCATTTTCCATATTTTTCAAAAAAATATTTTCGAATCAATTTTATAACTATTTAAGAAATGGTTGAGTCACAAAAAAAATATAACAATATAATATATTATGTTTTCAGTAAAGAATTATATTATCCTTTTCGTAATTTTAATAGTATTAGGATTTTTTTATAGAAGATTTGAGGATAAGCGAATACGAGAAGAAGAGGACGATGACTATAAAGCTATTCAAAAGTATCTATTAAATGATAAAACTTTAGGTGGCATCAAAAAACCTATTTTATGGGTGCATGTTCCATATGAATATAACGCAAGAAACTGGCTAAGTTTCGGATCGAGGAGCTCTTTTGAACTGAACCAGCCTTACTTATATTTAACATTTAAGAGTATTATTCAAAAATGCGACCAGTCTTTCCATATTTGTTTGATAGATGATAAATCATTTGATAAACTTATCCCAGGCTGGAATATTAATATGGGCTATACGTCAAACCCAATAAAAGACAATGTGAGACGTTTGGCACTGGCAAAAATACTTTACATGTATGGAGGCGCAGTTGTTCCTGTTTCGTTTTTATGTATGAGAAATTTGATAAGTTTATATGAAAAAGGAACGCAAAATGGACAATTATTTATTTGCGAAAATAACGATAGAAATGTAACATCAACAACATTACAATTTTACCCAGATACCCATTTTATGGGTGCGCAAAAAGAAACCCCCGTTGTTAAAGAACTCATAAATTTTATGGAGAGAACAATATCTCAAGACTATACTGCTGCGTCTGTTTTCTTGGGCGAATTCGATAGGTGGTGCGAATCAAGGGTCCGCACTGGACAAGTAATGTTGATTGATGGTTTAGAAGTAGGTGTAAAAACGATTGATGAAGAACCCATTAAAGTTGAAAACTTGTTATCCTCAAATTACATAAAATTATACGAAAAAACTTATGGTATTTGGATTCCAGCAAAAGACCTAATGAATAGAAGACATTATGAGTGGTTTGTGCGCATGTCACCAAAACAGGTTCTTGAATCCAACACGATAATTGGCAAATATTTACTTTTAGCAAATGTTCCTAATGGAAAGGAGGGAATGATTGTAGAAATGAAACCAAAACCAGATTGGGTGTCCTTTTGGAAAACTCCATTAGGCGAACCTAATTGGGGACTTAAACCTAACTTTTTAGGGGATAACTTATTGAAGCTTCCGTATCCCGATAACTAGTGTTAAAATATAACATTTTTTATTTTATCCAATAATATTAATGGCGGATGATTCCGACACTGACTCAGAAAAAGTGACAGCCTCTGAACAAC